GAAAGGACCATCACGGTAGTCTCCACCACAGGCGTTGCGGCAACTGGAGCAATTGGTATTGGCGGCGAATACATCGCGTATACAGGCAAAACCGCCACCACTTTTACCGGCTGCAGTCGCGGCGTAGGCAGTACCGCCGTCGCTCACAACTCAGGCGATGTCGTCAACCAATACAGCAACTCCACGGGCTGGGGTCAAGGCTCCACTTCCGGCGCTGTTGGCGTGCAGATGCGGCTATGGAGCCAAACTAACTACGGGCAGGACTTGATTATCAACCCGCGTGGCGGCGGGCTGTATCTGTGGAAAGTCAATGCCAATCCGCTTATCTATGACCGCGCGGTTCTTCTTTCACCCACAAGCGCAGGCGTTTATCAAACTGACGCAGACTGCCCTTCTGTGGCTAATGCGGTCACCGTGTCCGATGCTTCGCGCTTTACGATTGCTTTTGGGTGCAACGACTACGGCTCCGCCACGCAGGACCCGCTACTGATCCGCTGGTCTGATCAAGAAAACTATGCCGTTTGGTCTCCCGCCGCCACCAATCAGGCGGGCAGCTATCGCCTGTCAACTGGGTCGAGCATCGTGGCGCATCAACAGACTCGGCAGGAGATTCTGGTCTGGACTGACGCAGCCATCTACTCCATGCAGTACCTTGGCCCCCCGTACATCTGGGGCTTTCAGATTCTGGGCTACAACATTTCGATTGCAGGCCCCAACGCCGTAGCCACCGCAGCCAACATCACGTACTGGATGGGGCTGGACAAGTTCTACATGTACTCAGGTCGTGTGGAAACTCTGTACTGCCCTCTGCGCCAGTACATCTTTGGGGACATCAACCTTCAGCAGCAGTTTCAGATTTACGGTGGCACCAATGAGGGATACAACGAAATCTGGTGGTTCTACTGCTCGGCCAATTCAACCGTCATCGACAGATACGTCATCTACAACCATCTTGAGCGCATTTGGTCGTACGGCAACCTGTCACGCACCGCATGGCTGGACACTCCTCTGAGAGACTTCCCGTCTGCGGCTGGGTACAACGGCCAGTTGATTTACCACGAGAGTGGCGTGGACGACGGCACCACAAACCCGCCCAGCCCGATTTCTTCCTACATTCAGTCCGCCGACTTCAACATCGGTGACGGGAACAACTACGGGTTTGCATGGCGCATGATTCCCGACATCACGTTCGATGGATCGTATGTCAACAATCCACAGGTCACGTTTACCCTGCGCCCCCGGTATAACCCCGGCGCGAACTACAGCGCCGCAAACACACCAACTGTAACCAGCACGCAGAACTATCAGGCGCAGCGCAACTACACGGTGCAGCAGTTCACCCAGATCGTTTACACGCGCATCCGTGGCAGGCAGATGGCGTTCAAGGTCAGTTCAGATGGTCTTGGGGTCAACTGGCAGTTGGGCGTACCTGCAATCGACATCAGGCCTGATGGACGTAGGTGATACATGACTCTAATCGTCACATCAGAATTTGAACTCAACCGAGTCGTTGCGCCTCGTCTGCCGACCGCGCCTGTTGAATACGAAAAGCGTTACCACGATCAGTTTGCTGACGTTCTGCGTCTGTACTTCAACCGACTCGACAACATTCTGGGTCAACTGGTGGCTTCTATGGAAACAATCCCGGTCTCAATTGGCGGCACCAACATAGATGCTTTTGGGCGGCTGCGGGTCAGTGAGCCTTACACGCTCTTTGATAGCCAGAACCGCTACGCGGCAGATAACCAGTTTGATGTGTCCACCACCGGCACGGGCACCACTACGTTTTTGTCCAATGAGGCTGCGATCAAAATGGAGGTCACTGGGGCTGGCGTTGGCTCTGTGACCCGCCAGTCTTATCGCTCCTTCCCGTACCAACCGGGTAAGGGTCTTTTGCTGCTTGCAACTTTCGTGATGGACTCCAGCACCAGCGCCAACTTGACGCAGAGCGTGGGTTACTTCAACGACAGCAACGGGGTGTTTTTCAAGCGCACTGGGTCAACCAACTCGTTTGTCCTGCGCTCCAGTTCCACCCCTACCCCCGGGACGCCCAGCGACATTCGCACCGTCAACCAGTCAAGTTGGAACGGAGACAAACTCGATGGCACCGGGGCTTCTGGCTTTACGCTCGACCCCAGCAAAGCGCAGATTCTCTGGATGGACTTTGAATGGCTTGGCGTGGGCTCAGTGCGCTGCGGCTTCATCATCGACGGGCAGTACATCGTCTGCCATACCTTTGAGAACGCTAATGACGTTACCAGCGTCTACATGACGACCGCCATCCTGCCGGTGCGGTATGAAATCAAGACAGTTACGTCGGCTGTGGCGGCATCCATGAAGTCAATCTGCTGCTCGGTGGTGTCGGAGGGCGGGTTTGAACAGACTTCGATTGACCATGTGGCGCGGCGCACCACAGTCCTTGGCACTATCGGAACCACGTTTCTGCCTCTTGTCTCTATCCGGCTTGCCTCCGGGCGGACGGGTGCGGTGGTGCTGCCTAACCGGGTGCAGGTCCTGCCGACGACCAGCCAGAACTACGAGGTGGCTCTGATTAAAAACCCCACCTTGACCGCAGCGTCTTGGTCGGCAGTTCCTACCAACTCAAACGTCGAATTTGATGTTTCGGCAACTGCGACCACGGGTGGCTCGATTGTCCAAACCGACTACACCACAGCATCTGCTTCTGGGGGTACGCCGGGGCTGGCTGCACCAACCGGATACAACTTTGATCTGCAACTGGGAGCCTCGATTGCCGGGGTCAGCGACATTTACACGATTGCTATCCGGACAGTTTCCGGGGCCACAACAGGCGATGCCGTTGGGTCTTTGTCTTTCTACGACCTGACGCAGTAATTGAACAAATAAACCCCCCATGATAGACTCGATCAACCCCTTCTCCGTGAGGCAAAAATGAGCCTTCAACTTGCCGCCCAGCACCTAGCCGCGCAGGGGCGCGGACCTGATAAACAGCTTGTCCATATGAGCCCACGCGAAGTCGCTGGGCTTCAGGCGCTGGCAATGGCCCACGGCGGGTCTCTAAGTATTAACCCTGAGACAGGCTTGCCTGAGGCGGGGTTTTTGGACAGCCTGCTGCCGACCATCATTGGTGCGGGGTTGGCTTTTGCTACGGGCGGTACTTCGCTGGCTTTGTCACCGGCCATGATCGGTCTTGGTGTGGGTGGTATTCAGGCCCTTCGTACCGGGGATTTGAGTAAGGGCCTCATGGCTGGCCTAGGCGCATACGGCGGCGCTGGGTTGTTTAGTAGTCTTGCTGGCCCGGGCATGGCAGTGACCAATCCCCAAGCAGCGCAGATTGCTACAGCGCAAACAGCGGCTCCGGCGGCACAGGCAGCTCAGGCGGGGGTTACGGGTGCTGCGGGCATTACAGGGGTTCCTGTCGCACCTTACGAATTTGGGGCGGCGACGGCGGCTGAACAAGCCGCTATGCAAAACGCGCTTGCCGCGCCAACTGCTTCCGTTAATCCGTACGGAGTCCTAGACCCCGGCACATACGCTAACTATTTCCCCGGCATGGGAACAGAAACGGGCGGAATTCCAGTCTCTGCGCAAGAGCATCTTCAGGCAATGTCAAAACTCACGGGGGCACCCCCCGCGACGCCCATGCCTGCTGCTCCGGCGGTTGCGCCTTCTAATTCCGTAGACTTTTTGAGCGGTATGTCGGATGTTTCCGCAGTTGAAGGTCCGGGTGTTGCAGGTGCTGGGTTACCCACTCGTTCTAGTACTTTTGCAAGCCGCTTAGCAGCCATGCCCACCAAAGACTTGGCCAAATATGGTCTGGCAGCGGCGGCACCGGTTTTGTTGGCGCCCCCGGAGTACAAGAAACCCGAGTTGGATAGTGAGCAATACCGCTACGCTTACAGCCCCGGCCCTGTGATGCCGCCCACTCGAAGTGGTGATGTCGGTGAGTACACATACTTCCGGCCATCGTATACCCGGCTTGCCGAAGGCGGTAGCACTGACGGGTATCGCTATGAATACGACCCCGTACGGCAGGCATACAAGCAAAGCTTGCCACCAAAAACATCAGAAGGCGGCAAAGAAAAGACAGTCTCTGGCGATACACGCGGTGACGGTGGCGGAAGTCTTAGTTCTGGGGCTTTGTCATCTGGCAGAGAAACTGGCATAAATCCTTTTAGTGCGATTGCAGCGGGCGAAGCAATACAGGGTTTTGGCAGAGGGCTTGGTGGTTTTATGCCGGGTGGTATGTTGGCGAACGCTATTGGCGGCGGTTTGGTTGGATACGGGCAGAACGCAATAGCTCAAAACCAAGCAAATTTAGATGCAGAGATGGGTGCAGCTATGAACGCGGCTGAAACTGCCGCCCAAATGGATGCCATGTCTAACGCCCAAGCTGCTGATGTTGCCGGGGCAAATGCCGCTTCAAACGCCAGTGGTATGAGCGCAGATACTGGAACTGAAGGAATTGGTTTTTACAAAGGGGGCATCACTGCGCTTGCCCGTGGCGGGTATTCCAATCTTGGCGACTACTCTGATGGCGGCAGGCTGCTGCGCGGCCCCGGCGATGGGGTGTCTGACTCTATCCCTGCGGTGATTGGTGACAAACGGCCTGCGCGTCTGGCCGATGGTGAGTTTGTTGTGCCTGCCCGCATCGTCTCTGAGTTGGGCAACGGCTCGACGGATGCCGGAGCACGCAAGCTGTACGCCATGATGGACCGCATTCAAAGTGCTCGTGGCAAAACCACCGGCAAGGGCAAGGTGGCTAAAAACACTCGCTCTGAGAAGTACTTGCCAGCATGAACATCGACGAAGGCAAACTTGAGTGGTTCGGAGGGAATCAAGACGCCCTGAACATGTTTCGGGCGTTTGTCTTTTTGTCGCACGCTTGGGATGACATGGTGGACAAGGACAAAGACGTATCCGATGACACCATCAATCAAG